CTGGAAGATGCAAAAGGAGGGGACATCACCGAATTTCCTATCGACCTGCAAGTGAGAGAATTTCCAAACCTGTAACCCTCAACACAAGGAGACCTATGAACATCCAAGTTTTAGTTCCCAATGACATCCCTGAAGACTTTGCCCTTTCCGTGGCCCTTATCACCAGTGGCGAAGGTGGCTACAAAGAATGGCAAGACGTTGACAAGTACCCACGGGAGCAGATTTACCCCTGGATGGAAGAACTGTTCCGTCTCAATCGTATTCCCCACGGAGAGTTCTTCCTAGACTATTTCAGAATAAGAATGTCCACCAAGGACAACTAACCACTACTTCAACCAGAAAGGAACCCAACTATGAAGACAGTCAAGTATTTCACGAAGGCGCTCCTCATCCAATGTGCAACCAAAGCACACGATGATGGATGGAATTTCAACCGTCAACTGAGCCAAGAGTATGTTGGAGCACTTCCTGACTTCAATTTTCCCGTGGTGTTTGAGATGGATCACCATTACCGTGTCGGGGTAGAATGTGAACTTCACAAGCGGTGTGTGGTAGCTATCTTCAAGGATTTGGACGTGTTGGCAACGTGTAAGCACCTCATCGTGGATATCCCCATGTCTTTCTACGAAGACCTTCCCTCAGCCGAGGTCGAAGAAACCAAGAAAATGTGAAAATCCATTTGACAAACCAGTTAACCTGAGTTATACTTCAATTGTGGGGAAGATTACTAGAATTTGCCTTCAACACAAGGAGACGCAAAGATGAAAGTTACCATCGCACTGACCCAAGCCCAAGAAGACTGGAACGGAGACAAGGACCACAAAACCACCAGTGTTACCATCAGCCGGGATGGGCTGGGTAATATCAACAGACACTGGAACCGCAGTGTTGACAGCCATCTGTTGTATGAGATGTTGGAGCAGTGCCAGGACGCCTTAGATTCCATGAGGCGGTCCAGTATGGTACGCAAGCAAGTTACCATCACAGGTGTGTTTGACGACGGGAAGAAAATCCTCTTCTTCCGGCACGGCACCTACAACGGCAAGGGCAAACGGGTTGACGTTAGCGATCCCCGGAGTAGTACCTTGGTCAAGATGCTCATCGACACCATCACGGGTAGTGAAAACGCTCCTGCCCCCAAGGTGGTTCTGGACTACATCGAAGAAGTGGTGATCCGTAAGCCAAAGGACGATGTGGACGGGAGCCTGTTCGAGAAGTCTACTAACACTCCGGGGCTGTTTACCCAGGAAATGAGTACCCTTCAACTCCCCGGCTGGCCACGCACTTTGCGGACTACCCTGGAAGGAGTTACTTACACATTCCACCAGGCCGAGACGGATACCGACGGGGAAGACATTGGGGGAGTGTACTACCGCCTTGAAGGAGCATGGTCCTCATGTTTGCTCATCATCAATGACTGATCAGTGTCAACCTGTGGCGTAGTAACCTTCCACAACCCCAACACAAGGAGAAGACAATGGCCTGGACTGAAGCAACGAAGGAGAGGATGAAGGAACTTGCCCAGAAAAGGCGTGGTGTCCTTCTCAAGGACATCGAACCAGACTTACTGCTTGCCTTGACTGACGAGGTCAAGGTGCAGGGTGGGGGAGTTAACACTCCTATCCCACACACTGAGAAGTGCAAGAATACCTCTTTCGGTCCCCGTGGGGGAAGAAGAGTGAGAAGGGTATGTGATCATGCCAAGGCATGTTACTTGGTGTACGCTTCCCAGAAGCAACACGAAGCCTTAAAGGAAGGACTTCCTCACATCATGCACACCACCAACATCTACTTACGGCACACACAGCAAGTGCAGCAGGTGGAGCGAGTGGTGTTCAACAGTGAGGATGTGTTGAAGGTATTCACGTTGGTCCATGTCTCCAAGCCCACCAAGTACATGAGGGAGGTGTAGGAATGCATCCACACTACCCCTATCCCGAATGGGAACATGATGAGGAAAGATACGTCTACCTGGGGACAGAGAGAAATCCCAGGAGCAAGATGATCTATGACTACTGGCTCGTCAAGACCAGTGAAGCCGATGGCGGCTGGTCCCCCACGGCACGACATGGAATTGGAGATGGGGACTATGGTTCTGCACCACTGTGCATGGCTTACTACAACGACAGCCATCTCAACCACTTAGAAGATTACATCTTCGGTCTGTACCGAGCACGACAGTTGTCACTATACTACCTGGCTACCGGGGAAATGCCCTTACGAGAACCGGAGAATGGCCCATGGCTCTAGACCTTATGGATTACAAGAATCCTGTTCCACATCGTTGCCGAGCCTATTCCTAGCCCCGTACTACAAGAAAAGGCTCCGGACGCGACCTAGACGATGCTATGGGGCTTAAAACGGACGCTAAACCAACCTTTAGAAAGGAGGGAAGCAACAACTATAGTATACAACTGTTGAGTAACCACCATGAAGAGGAATGGAACCGGAACAACAGAGAGGTGAACTCAGAACAGGACTAAGGTCCACTACTATCTACCACCACCAACACACAAAGGAGATTACCCATGACCACTGCCCCTACCTCCAACAAAAGTGAAGCAACTCTCCCCAGCCCCAGACCAGAGGAGCAATGGGAGAAGTTTGAGAGACTGGTCTACAAGGTCTGCCATACTTTCCGCAAAAAGTATGGCGGAGAGTTCTGTGAGATCTTGAGTGAGGCATACCCTCACTACGTCAAAGCACTGCAGACATTCAACCCTTCAAAAGGCAAGGTGGAGAAGAGAGTCACCTACATCGTCTGGAATATGCTCCTCCAGTCGAGGATGAGGGACTGGCAACGACAGGAGAGGCTCCCCTGTGAAGACAATGAAGAAGGGACATTACCCGATTCGTATCGCGAGTTCAACTTGCAGAACTTCCTGGAACAACTAAGTGAGGATGCCCAGAATGCTGTGAAGTTGGTTCTGGACGCTGGAGCAGTTCCCCACCTCCGGTCCCGTGAAGGACTAGCCCGACACCTTGTGGGAAGAGGCTGGGCCGGACAAAGAGTGCTGGACTTGTGGTGGGAAATACGGGAGGCACTTAACCGATGACCTTCATCCCCTACCTGTTCCAACTACACTCCGTGAGGAAAGTTCACGAGTTCGGTGGCAATGCTCTCCTGTCGTTTGAGATGGGCCTGGGCAAGACGCCCTCTTCCCTTCTCTATGCTTATCGCAACCCCCACCTGTGTCCCATCGTGGTAGTGTGTCCCGCTTCCATTAAAGAGCAGTGGAAGCGGGAATGTAAACTCCACTTCGATTGGGATGCAAGAATCTTAGATGGAACTACCCCCTTCCCCCATGAGGGGGAAGTTCCTATCGTCACTATTGTCAACTACGACATCCTCATCCAACGAGAAGGTTTTGCAGGGGAAGGATGGCTCAACTATCTCAAGTCCATCAATCCACAACTGGTCATAGTTGATGAATGCTTCCCATACGAAACAATGGTCCAAACAGAACATGGAATGATCCCGATTGGGAAAATAGTAGAGGAGAAGATAGCAACAAAGGTTGCTAGTTACGATATTGCAAATCACCAATTCGTTTTATCACCAATCAAGAACTATTTCAAAATCAGAAGAAATACTAAAATGGTGGTAGTGAAGCACAGAAAGGGGGTTCTTCACTGTACAGAAAATCACAAAATATGGACGAGGAATCGAGGATATGTTGAAGCAATCAACCTCCGAATTGGTGACCAGTTACAAGATTTGTCTGACGTGCAAAAAGAGTTTTCTTCCATCAGTGAAAACCAGGAAATACTGTTCAGTACCTTGTACCAATATAGGAAACAGAGGGCCAAAGAAAGAAAAAGTAGGAATAGAATGTCAAAATTGCCAGAAGGTGTTCTTCGTTTCTCTTTACCTTTCCAAAGGAAAGAAAAAAAGGATCTTTTGCAGTCGGGCTTGCGTTACAAGATGGCATGTCAAACAACCAGATTTCAAAAAAAGATTCACCAAAGAGAGGTTGGAACAACTCAAACAAACAATCACAGCATATCGGAATACTCCAGCATGGGTGGAACAAAGAAGAAAAACCAGCAAGAGAATGTCGGAAAACAATCCAGGATCAAGACCAGAAGTGGTCGAAAAGATGAAGAATACCAGAAGGAAGAATGGGACGCTACATATTTGGAAAGGAGAACGTGGTGGGAACGGGAAGTATACTTCCCAGCAGGAATCTCTGTGGGGGGAATTGTGTTGTTGGATGGATGGGTGGGAGAAGGAGTTACCAATAGCGACCTTAATGAAAAGAGGATCTGGATATCCAACAAATTACAAAGTGGATGTGGGGAATCGCGAGAAGAAAATAGCAATAGAAATCGACGGAAGAGGACACAGAGTAAAAAGAGCCAGAGAAAAGGACAAGAAGAAACAAGAGTTCCTGGAAAACCATCTACAGTGGAAAGTGTTGAGATTCTCCAACCAGAGGATAGACAAGGAAGTATCTGCAATAGCACAAGAGATACTTTCGTTTATTGTATCGAAGTAGAACACACTCACAATTTCTTTGCTGATAGGATTCTAGTTTCTAACTGTCAGTATATCTCTTCCCGCAAAGCGAAAAGGTCAGTATCGGTTAAAGAATTGTGTCAGTATGCCCCTTCGGTACTGTGTCTGTCTGGCACTCCATTAGCCAACAGACCAATGGAGCTATGGCAAATCCTCAACTTACTCCGTCCAGATCTCTACCCCAACTTCTTCAAGTTTGGATTGAGGTATTGCAATGGTCATAGAAACAAGTGGGGATGGGACTTCACAGGAACCTCTAACCTGGAAGAACTCCATGAGCAACTCCTCAAAAACGTCATGATCCGTTATCGGAAGTGTGACGTCATCGATCAACTTCCAGATAAGCAACGATGTGTGGTGCCTTTTGCCCTCCCTTCACGAAAAGAGTACAATGCGGAGCTAAAGGCTTTCATCAAAGACCTCAAGAAGGGTAAGATGTCCAAGATGGACAAGCAAGGAGGTTTGTTCCGTCTGAAACATCTTGCAGGACTAGCTAAACTCCCCTGTATCATAGAGTGGGTTAACTCTTACCTGGAGAATAGTGAAGGGAAGTTACTCCTCTTTGCTATGCACCACGATGTGATGGAACCCTTACATCAGGAGTTCAAGAAACACGCTGTCCTTATTCATGGAGGTATAACAGGAAAACATCGACAGAAGGCAGTAGACGACTTTCAAACAAACCCCAAGAAGAGGATTTGCATCGGTCAAATGCAAGCTGCGGGGGTAGGGTTAAACCTTACCGCTGCTCATGATGTAGCCTTTGCGGAATTAGCTTGGCGACCAGCCGACATGATCCAAGCAGAAGACCGTGCCTATGCACGGCTTAGTGACATTCATGGGATCAACTCATGGTATCTCATTGCGAAAGATACTATTGAAGAACGACTACTGGAAATGAACCAAACCAAGCAGCAAATTGCTGATGCAGTGTTAGATGGAGGTGCAGTCAACGGAACCTGGGAAGTGTATGACTTGCTGTGTGAACAACTACTTGCAGGAGGGCTACTTCCTGCGTAATTCCAAGGAGCACTTTCAATGGCAAGAAAGAAGACTGTAAAGAAACCTTCACTCTACCCCGTGAAGGAAATCTGTGGTCAACGCCATGTTCACATCACTTGTGTAAGGTGCTTACAAAAAATATGGACTGCTGAGGGAAAGGGACTCCTTCCAGAACATTATGTATGCAACTCCTGCTATCCCTTAGCAGGAGTGGAGATCTCCCAAAGTTCGTACAACGGTGATCGAATATACCCTATTGGGACTAACCATGACTGAAGTAATTAAAGAAAAAGACAAAAACGAAACAGCTATCCTGATAAGAAAGATTGATCGACAACTCAAAGACCTGTTCAAGATCTGGTGCATAAGGAATAACACCACCATGACTCAAGAAGTGATCAAACTGATGAGAGATAAAACTCGGAGGATCTAAGAAAGGGCAAGGAACTCCATGAGTTCTCTACTTTCGTTCTTAGAGGAACATGGAGTTCCATACCGTGTGGGAGGTACTCACCATCACGTTTCCCACGGATGGGCTGGTGCCGATTGTCCATACTGTAGCGAAGTAGGAAAATTTCATCTCGGCATTCATCTCTCCTCCTTGAAATGCAGTTGTTGGAAATGTGGAGGACATCCCATTGGTCAAGTTCTCCAACTACTTACCCAACAGTCATGGTTCGTCGTTAAACGGTTCCTGGACCAAACTGACCGTAACTACTCCCTTCCCGACGACAAGAACCTTAAACGAACCAAGGTAGTAATTCCCCCTGAGGTGGGAGACCTTAAACCCTGCCACTACGACTACCTATCT